ACTCCTGCGATGTGCGAGGCAACATAATGCGCACTGACATCGGCGTTATTGTTCAGCACGTCGCAAACCGCGCTGGCCACCTTTTCGACTGTGCCGTGTGATTCGGTGGACAGCGGTACGATACAAGCCTCAGAGCCTCCTGTCAAAGGCGTACCGGTTACTGTGACGGTGATTTCTCCGTCCAGGGTGCAGCCAGTAAGCACTTCGATGGATTCGACCTGGGCCACACCCTTAAAGGCCACATGCACCTGCTCCAGGCCAAAAGTTACTTTATTGCTCATTCTTTTACCCTCCGATCAGTTGGATTTCATAGACGACCTGTCTTAAATTTTCAGAGTCCAGGAAAAATTCTCGTTTGATGTAAGGGAGCCGATTAGTTTTGAGCAGGGCTTCAATTGCCGCTTCGTTGACCAGGTCCTTTATTTTGGAATAAAGCTCAACCTGAAAATTACTAATCCCTGCGTAATTCTGGTTATCCGCCATCTGGTCAGAACTGTAGGCGAACTGGTAGGTAATAAACGGCGGAGAAGGTGCCGGGTTTTCCGGAGTGTCTATAAACTCTCCGTAAGCTACCGGCAGCCCTAGCGTCTCCAAAGCCGTGAAAAGTTCAGCCTGGGTCATGCTCCCCCTCCCCTCATAATAATTCGCCTGATGTGGTCGGGTAGCTTTGCCCCGTATTTTTCATAGGCCGGTCGCAGGTGCGGGTAGGCCCGCACCCTCCCGCCGTTTACCTTGGCATGGCCGAATTCCAGCAGGTGGACGCGCCGGTAATGTTTTTTATTCCAGATAACACGCTTGGTCTTGCCGTATTCGTCCTGCTTTGTTTTTACAAAAGTCCTGGCATACTCTCCGGTCCGTATCGGAGCTGTCGTCTTTACTTCCTGGAGAACCTGGTCGGCCACCTCATCAACCTTTGCTTCGATTGCCATACTGACTTCTTCAGTGTATTCCCTGACTGTATTAGTAATCTCGGCGGCCAGCCGGTCGATTGCGATATTAACCATCAGCGCTCACCCTATCACACGTTAACCGGGTTTTTTCTCCCCGGGTTTCAGCCCTGACTATTCGATAAGTTATCGCCCCGTGCCGCAGCCGGGCCTCCCCTTGGTATTCAAAAGTGTAAATCTCAAACATTTTCCCGGGACGGAGCCCAGTCAAGGCCGCGTTATAATACTCGGTTGACCCGACTGACATTTCATTAGCATAAACTATGCGCTCGGTCGGGGTTTCGATCTGGTTCCCGATTGCATCCTTGTTTATAACTTCGCTGATTAGATAGATAACTTCTTTATGCCGCAACCAGCACCACCCCCACAGCCTTATTCCCGTCGACATAGACCGAACTTTCAACGGTTATATAGCCCGACTTGCTGACCTTATAATCCAGGTCAACATTTTTGAGCGTGGTGGTAAATACTGCAACACCCAGGGAGTTTGTCTCTTTGGTGACCTCATCAATGGTTATTTCCGCCTCGTCCACCGGCAGACCGACGCTGGTCACCGTGAAGGTCACCGCATAGCAAACATAATCCTCAGCCAGCGTCAGGTGCATTTTCAAGAGGTCATAAGCCCGCTGCAGCCGGTCGGCATCCGGATTGTCGTAACCGAAATTGGCCTTGCAGTAGACAACAATAGCCCGCTTAATGAGTGGGTCAGCTACATCAACCTTTTCCGGAATTACCCCGGCCAGCTGAAGGTCAGCCTCAGCTGCGTCAATCAGGCCCTGGATTTCTCCGTTGAATTCTACCGTGGCTGGGGCCACGCGCAAGGCAACCTTAACATCATCAATGATGGCCAATTATTTCACCACCTTTTAAAAAAGAGGGGGCAATCGGCCCCACTCTCTTATGCTTCCACGTTCGTCTTAGCGGCTGCTACGTACTGATCCGGGGTATAACGGCCATCACCTCTAATGAGGATAGCACCGGTCTGTATGGCAGCGGAGTTCGTTATCCTCAAGGCTACATGGTCAAAGCCGTTTGCAAGATCCAGGAAAGAAGCGTCGCATTCGACATAACCGATAGCCCGCACCGTTGCTGGGGTAATGGTGGCGGAAGGATTAGTAATAGAAATATACTGATCTCCCGGTTCATCAGCAACCAAAGTAACCACACCCAGGTTTGAGGTTGCCGTAATACCGGGTACCCCAGCGGTCGCGTGGTTAATGGCTGCGGCCAGGCTGGCGGCGGCCTCCGTGTTGTCGCCCGCCTGGGCGAATACCCTGTTAGGTAGATCCGCCGCAGCTGCGGCTGTATAGGTCAGTCCGTTAATAGTTACTTTGTTATCAATCGCTACAGCAGCCAGGGTCAAAGTAGCAACGGAAACTTTAGTATTCGCCGTAATCGTCGCGGCGTTATTGGTGACTACTTTCGCGCTGGTTCCGTTTGCATCCTTGGCCTGCATAACCTGAAGGGCTGAAGTGGCCGCGGCTGCCATCGCACCAATCTCGGCCACAAATAAAGCTCTCCGGTATTTGCCCATCGCGTAATACTGCCCGGTTCCGGCACCGACCAAGGACTGGGAAGTTAGGGCAATATCAAGTTTCAACTTTTCGCTTAAAAGGTTCATCCTGGTAACCTCCTGAAATATTTTAAAATTTATAGGGGGCGCATAGCCCCCATTTTGTTATTGCAACACGACAAACGGCGATACTGTGCTGACCTCATCCTCCAACAGGAGAGGAGTGGAAAGCCAGGGCTGACCATCCACGTTCCAGAAGGCTTTGATCACGGTCTTGTTATTCAGGAACTGGACATGTTCAGAAGCAGTGATATAAATCCCGCTGCCGTCTTTGATCAGGTAGTATTGCAAATCGGCCAGAATCAAATCGCCCTGGTTGCCCAAGACAGGGCTGCGAGCATTCAGAAGGACCGGGATACCTAACAGGGTACCAGGCGCACCTTCCCGGGCGTTTGGCTGCCAGATTAGGTTACCACCGGTATCAACCATTGTCATCAGTTGCGGCAGGGTGGTCTGGGATGTAATCCAAACCAAAGGACCGCCGAACAAGGCCCGGGCGTACATGCCCACCACATCTGCGTAGACAATCGCACCCGCACCGGCCCGGGCGACATTAATGGCCGCCGGGTGGCCGATAATACCCAGAGGCTGTCCTACACCGCCGCCTAACAGAAAAGCAACGTCCTCAGCAGCCACAATAGCCCTGCGGAGCAAAGTGGTTATTATGGAGCTGGCTGCTTCGCTGTTCCGGAGCAGCTTGTCCGTTACAACCACATGGGCAGCTACTTCTTTCGGGGTTAATGTAAGGTCTTTAAATTTCGGTTCCGACTTTGGTTTAGCTGCTCCTTCTGCAATCCAGGCCACAGTCACACCCGAATATACACCGTTGGCTCCGCTCTGGTCCAGGGCCGGGAAAGTAATCGGTGCGTCCGGAGGTGTCCCCGCCGGAACCACAGTGGCCCGGGGCCGGATGATCGCGTTTTGCGGCTGGATTTGCAGGATTGTCTGGGCATACTGCGGAGGAACCAGAAAACCGCCCTCAACTCCGACACCCATCGACATATCGCGTTTCTCAAATGCCTGGTAATGTAAACGTTCATCCATCTGATTAAATCGGACGGCATGAATGAACTCCCCGAAGTTCCGCCATTCACTGGTAAGCGGATTGCCATTACGACCTTCGGGAGGGTTGGCAGGGTTAATAACGGTAGCTGGCACGATGCCGGCCTGGATACCGGCTGCAATTTTCATCCGGCGCTGAATATCCTTTGCTTCATCTTCCATATTGCGGAGTTCTGTTTCCAATTCGTCAAGGTTAATGTTCTGGTCAGCACTCTCCAGCATCTGACGAATCTCCAGTTTGCGTTCTTCTATTTCTTTCAGTCTTTTTTTAAACATGATTTTACCTCCTCAAATTAAAATAAATAGGTTGTTACTAAAAGCCGTTTACGCAATTGGGTAGCCTCCGCCGCTTTATGCTCTTCCTCGGCCCGGGCTTCAGCCTCCGCCACAGCCAGGTCCTCGAAAAAGCTCCTCGCGTAAATCGATGTATCCGAATATGCCGGGATATCCACCGCCGACACGTCCCAGATCCTTTTGAATTTTGTAATGGTTCTAGTCTTAGTTTCTTTGTTGTATGATTCTTCAGTAACAGTAAAAGCGAAGCTCATTTTATCAATGTCGCCCCGCTTGATTAGCTCGTACAGGTCCCGGCCCGCTGTGGTATTGGCCAACTTCGCCCGGATTATTAACCCCTGGTCGTCAGGCAGCAGCTCCAAGGTGTTATTCCTGGTCCTGGCCATGACCATGACTGCATCGCTGTGGTTATACTTGAAAGGCACGTCTTTTATATC